TTGAATGCTTTGAAATGGGATTTGAATAGAGGCGCCCGCAGCAACAACTGTATTAGAACGAGTAGGATATGAGATAACGCTGTAATATGATAATTCTAAGTTTCGGGAAATAGGCATAATTGGGTCGGGGGTAAGATAATTGAAGAAGAGGGAAGCAGACTGCACATTCACGGAGGGGTCTCCTAACACAATCTGACCAACGGGCGCGCCTTGCCCCTGTGTAATCGAAAGGATACGGGCTAAATTGCTAAAAGTGCAGGTATAACTCATATTTTGAATACCAGCAAATGACGCGTAAAAGTTAGCCTTATCACCCCAGCAGAAAGGGGATACGAAAATAGGTTCAAAACTGGTTAAAGTGCCCGTTGCTGTAATATTACCGGCAACCTGTGGGTCAATCGTAAATCCAGAATACCCGCCTCTTGTATTCTCAAAACTATTATCACCATACGCGGCTAAAGGATTGCGAACACTTCCCGAACCGTCCGCGTAATCCTGAAATTGGTCAAGCATACTTGGTGCTAACGACATAACGCCAAAACGCTCGAAAAAGTCATTTCTAAAATGTAATAGAGAACGCCAATATTGCTGAATAGGGGCTTGTGTTAGTGTGTCATTATTAATGGTTATCGTTTCGGCGGCCGTTGTGCTTGTAATAGGCATAGCACGGGGCGCGACATATCCAGTATTTAGAAGAGTGCCTCCGGACGTATTAACACCTGAAATACTCCATTGATAAACAATCTTTTTAAATACAATTCTGGCAATCGCAATATCTCTATTAGGTGGATTACAAGTAATTTGAATACTGCTATTACTTACATTCGTTGCTGGGAACTGCTGCCAAGCATTCACCATTGCGCCTTTGGTTGCGATATAGTCCTTACTGGTTTGTATCTCTAACCTTGGGTCTATGACCGCTTTTACTTTTAATGGCGTGATATTTAAACTCATTTTTTTGAATAATTTGAATGATTAAAACTTTTGTTATTGTTTCGTGATTATACAATAGGCAAGATTTTTAAAAAATAAATTAATTAATGAAATTAATGGATACATTCAAGGTATTTACAATACGAATTACATGTAAAATTGAATTAATTTGAAAAAATCTATAGATTATTTCGTATTATTGAATAATTTGCCCCGAACGTTTTACTTGTAAAATTGAAATAATGTATCCATTCTTTCAGATTAATCAAATTGAACCCGCGCGCCCTCCTCAAACAATATTTTAATACTTGCGAATGAGTTAAATGGTATTAAAACGGGGTATATTTCACCAAATATATCTTGCCAAAATATAGAAATATCAGTCTGTTTTATAGGGGTATCTCCTGTCATACCAATCCTTCTATATTCGGCTGTAGGTAAGTAATGGATGAAGCCCTCCAAATTCTGTTTTGTAGAATTATCTATTTCAAAATCAGTTAATAGAGGTAAATAACCACGCCCAACTGCTGATTGCGATGTATTTAGTGTATTACTTTGAGCATTAGAACTTATCGCGTCATTAATTACGTGAAGAGAACCGGATGTAATTAATATTTTAGCAAACTGACTTATATAGCCCGTTGTATCATATTCTTGTATTGATGATAATAAAGGAACACCTGCTGGAGTTGTAAAATTATTATTACCCCTTTCTAATACCGTAATCTGATAATCATAACCACTCGGGTTGTTATATCCAAACCCAACCCCGTCAAAACTGGCTAAAAACAAAAACCCCAACAGGGAGTTAAAACCCAAAAATACTGGGTTTGGGTTAGTTTGTAAAAATTCTAATGGTGTAAAAATGTTAAATAAACGAGAAGTTGGCGTGTATGTTATATAAGGGCTTACATATACACCAACGGGTAATAATGGGACTATATTAGTTTGAAAGCATATATCAAGAGCATTATTAATAAGCGTGCAAAAATGATTTAGTGAAAATAACCCATAATATGCGTAAAAATTAGCATTTTTTATATAATTACTCGGGTATAGACCACTTGGCAATGGAGGCGGTATTAGAGCAGTATTGGCAAAAGCAGACTGTGTTATCCATTCTAATTTTTGAGTATAAACAATATTTAAATACTTTAAGGATACAGAATATTTCATTTTATTAAGGTTGGTTGGATTTAATGGGTCATATTCAACTGATATTATCTGAATTGGTATTTCGGTCGTTGGTATGCTAAACCGGACAACTGATAAATTATATTTTTTAGGCGCGTCGTCAAATAAAGCCTGTTCTCTTGTTTCCGAAAAACTGGCTTCGATTGGAGTTTGCGATGGATTAGTATCAATAAAATTTCTGATGCTAACGTCGTAATAATATCGTTTTTTCTTTTCTGTTGATATTGCCAACTTATTCATTTGTAATATGAAAAAATCTATAGATTATTTCGCTATATATATATAACGAATTATTTTTATAAAATCATTCCGAATTAATTACTGTATTTACAATACATTATTCATTCATCTGAAAAAATCTATAGATTATTTCGTATGGATATAATTGATAAACTTAAAAGCGTGCCGTTTTCTAATACGGATATAGAGGATGCCTGTGATGGAAAAGTTAAAATAATCAGATATGAGGATATATATAAATTTAAAACATTAGATGAATTATTAAGCCCTTATAATGCTGTATGTATATTATACCAAACTAAGCCTAATTATGGGCATTGGTGTTGTTTGTTTCGGGTTGGTAATTTGGTTGAGTTTCACGACCCGTATGGCTATAAAATAGATGAGCAATTGGAATTTATTAATAGTGAATTTAGAAAAAAAAGCAATCAAAATTACCCGTATTTATCTAAATTAATGCTTCAATCCCCATATAAATTAAGTTATAATAATAAAAAATTACAAAAAAGAGCAAATGACGTATCGTCGTGCGGCAGGCATTGCTGCTTAAGATTAATATTAAAAGAAGTGCCTTTAAAAGATTATCAAAATTTTCTACAAACGGGAGGCTCCTTAAATCCTGACGATAAGGCAACATTTTTGACCGCCTTTATTTAACTTGAATGAATACGAAATAATCTATAGATTTTTTCAAATTAATTCGTATTACTTGTAAAAATAATTCGTTAATATATAGGTATTTACAATACTTAATTTGCCAGCAAATCATTCGTAATGCCAACACCAAACAATAAGATGTTATATGATATAGTAAAGATTGAAGCAGATGCAATATATAAAAAGCCGTCTGTCTATAAAAGCGGGTTTATAGTGAAAACCTATAAAAAATTAGGTGGCACTTATAGCAATGACGGAAAACCAAAAAATTTGAAACGTTGGTTTGAAGAAAAATGGCAAGATATAGGAAACCAAGCATACCCTGTTTATAGACCAACCATAAAAATAAGCAGTAAAACACCATTACTGCCTTCTGAAATAAATAAAACAAATTTAAAAAAACAAATAGCCTTAAAACAAAAGATTAAAGGCAATTCTAATTTACCAAAATTTAAATAAGATAAGCGCCCTTCTCATATAATATATATTGTGGGTGATTTTTATGTATTGTAATCCATCTACTTGGTAAATCCATGGCCTTCTGTATTTGCTTTTTATCTAATCCTACATATTTATTTAATAAATATTTGATACCGTGAGAACTGCCACTGCGGCAAAATACGGTTAAACTATTACACTCATTTAATATAATACGGGTATCTTTATAGTTAGTTAATAAATGGCTTGTTATTAAACAACTTATGTCTTCGTGTCGTCCTCTCCTTAGCAAACTATCACGTAATGCCTGTATATACTTAAGTAATGCTGGGTTTTGTATGCTATCTACATCATCAAATACACATATACTATCCTTAAACTTTTCCGGTCTAATAGGGTCTTTATTTAATAGTTCATCATCTAATTTAAACCTAACAATATTTTTCAAACAATCTATTTCATCATCGTGTTCAACATCACTAAATACATATATTTTTTTATCTGGGAATACTTTACGCAATTGCTCTAAATACTTTCTACAATAAAAGGTTTTGCCACATTCTGTTTGCCCCGCAATAAAGCATCGTTCAGTCTTATTAAATCGGGGCAATGGCTGAAGAATACCATCATCGAATAATTTTAGTTCTTTTTTTGACATATCCCTGCATCTATCTTTCACATCTGATACTATATCATACATTGAACCTAAAAACTCATCATCATCCTTATCTAATGAATTTTTTATTTTTATCATATCACTTTTACTAATTTTATTTT